CCCTTCCCTAAACCTTTTCGATACAAGTGATCATCTCCATACACTATCAACGCCACCACGGCTAAAAGATCCCGTTCTAACTCCTCCTGGTCTTCTTCTGGTGCAGTATGAACCTGCCACACACAGAAGAGTATAATGTACATTCCCATAATCCATGAATCCATATGAGAAGTATTATACGCCCCAGATGGGACCCCTCCCTTTGTAGCTCCCCAGATCGAGCCCAAGAGCTGAGTTAATCGCACTATCATATTCTTTAGAAGAAACTTGACTATCTTCTCAAAACATGCGTAATCTGGGCTTTGAGGATCTATAAAGTTTGACATCGTTGACCAATAAAGATTTGTCCACAACTCGGCCACCGTTTGATCATACAACTTTGCATCTCCCTCCACCAATTCCGGACTCCAACAATTAGAAAGATCTATTCCCAGACAACGCGCCAATGAATCAGCACCTCCATGAGACCATCTGTGACCTATTCGTATTACCCAACCACGTTCTCTCATGTGCCTTATATGCGATACCATCCTCTCCATTAGAATGTACAACGAGCAAGGAATATTAAAAACTCGTAACTTCTCTTCGAACCGTTGCCATTGTTCCTCTGACCATTGCTTTCCAAAGTCAAAGAAATTCTCATCCTTTGGCGGAACCACCCATGGGATATTTGGCTCCTCCCCTGTACGAAGGAAACGTAATATTGCATCCACTTCTTGTTCAAAAGTATCTATTTTTTTTCCTTTCGGAGACACTTTTATTTCTACCGGGTGTGCTTCTGTAGGATGTATCGTAAAACGCTTCCCCTCACTATCACCATTAGATGCCCCCATGTACATATCCTTTAGTTGTGCAAAGGACAATTTCCACAGGTTTTTTTTTGTCAAATCTACTCGCATTTTTCGATAAAGAACATCCATCGCCTCATTTAAGTACACTAAAGGCTCTCGTGGGAGATTTTCTATATTTTCTCTTGCCATCGTTAAAATCGCTTTCGCCAATTTTCTAGGATAAAGATTTGCCATAGCTGCGACCACATGTGGATGCCCATTCGTTTTTCCACACGCCCAATGATACATTGACTCTCTCCGAAGACATAAACTCCGTAATGAACAGACTTCTTTTGTTTCTCCCCATATTTCTTTCATCATTGACCACGAAACATTCATATAAGGGAATTTATATCGCATATACTTAAAATCTGCTCTTTTCAAGGCGTTCGTTATCCTCGGATCTAAAGCACACAATAAAACCGAATCCGGCCATCGAGGACGGTGATTCTCTGTTACTGATTCTATTGGCCGAATCGTTGTTCCATCCTGAATATTCGATCGAAAAAATTGCTCTTCTGATTGAACTGGCGCTGGATTAGACACTTTTGCATCAAAATCAAACGTATTAACATAAGAGGCCGCTTCTAAATACTGTTCTGTTAAACTTTCACTAATCGCAGTATATTTTAGCCCTTCTGTTCTTGGCCCCACTCCCTCCAAAGTTATTTTGCACCCACAAGTCTCCGTATGAGAACATCCCTCCTTCGAAAACGATATCTTAAAGTTCTTTCGCATTTCGTAGCAAGATGTCAATTTCTTCACCGGAGTGTTCTCAAAAAAAGGTGATTGCCTCACTAAGCGCTGCAAGACTAAATCTCCGGTTCG